CTCAGCAGCTGCATTAATTGTAGATGGTAAAGTTGTATCGGCTCAAGAAGAAGAACGATTTACAGGTATAAAGCACGACCAACGATTTCCTACAAATTCCATTAAGTGGATTCTAAAACAAAATAAATTAAAGATTAACCAAATAGATAAAATTGTTTGGTACGAAGACCCTAAGAAAAAATACGAAAGATTTAAAGAACAATATTTTACTTATTTTCCAAAAACAATTGGATTAACTAAAAAACTTTGGAATTGGAAAAAGAATAATAACATTGAAGATATTATTCGTACACAATTAGGATATAAAGGTTCAATAGAATATGTGGAACATCACATATCACATTTAGCATATTCATTTTATACATCACCATTTGAAAACGCACATTTATTTTCGGTAGATGGTGTTGGTGAAGATGAAACGGCAATATTAGGATTAGGATTAAAAGGAAAATACATCCAACCATTAGAGAGAAATTTCTTCCCACATTCATTAGGATTATTATACGCATCAGTTACGGCATTCTTAGGATTCAAACCTAATAGTGGTGAATACAAAGTAATGGGATTAGTAGCATACGGTAATCAAAAAGATTTATATAGAGAACAATTTGAAAAGATTGCTAAACTCAATGGTAATACTTTAGAATTGGATTTAAAATACTTTTCATTTCATTATTCAGAGAAAGGGATGTTTACTTCTAAAATGGCGGAGTTATTTAATATAGCACCAAGAACACCTGAAAGTGAGTTAGAGCCCATTTATATGGATATTGCATTTTCATTACAAGCACATTACGAAAGATTATTTTTCCAAATGTTAAATAATTTCTACGAACATTACCCACAAGATAATTTATGTTTAAGTGGTGGGTGTGCATACAATGGATTGGCAAATGGTAAGATAACAATAAATACAAAATATAAGAATGTATATGTACCACCTGCTCCATCGGATGCAGGTAGTGCTATTGGATGTGCATTATATGTTTACTATAAATCACCAAACTATAAAAGAGTAGATAATTCAAATCCATTCTTAGGACCTTCATATGGTGCAGCTGATTTTATATCTGCAATTGCTAATTTAGTTCCCAATGGTAAAGTACAACGATTTGAAAATTATAATCCATTAATAGAAAAAGTAGCGGGATTAATTAACGATGGTGCAATTATAGGTTGGTTTCAAGATGGTAGTGAATTTGGACAAAGAGCATTAGGACATCGTTCTATATTAGCTAATCCAACAATTAAAGATATTAAACCAAAGGTAAATAGAGTAATTAAAAAGAGAGAAGGATTTAGACCTTTTGCACCAATGGTTACGGCAGATGATGCAAATAAATACTTTGAAATGTTAGGACAAGAAGTTCCTTATATGAATCAGGTATTTAAAGTTAAAGATAGTTTTATTGCAGGTCTACCATCTATTACTCACATTGATGGTACTGCTAGAGTTCAGACAGTTCGTTCTACTTTCAATCCACATATTTTTACACTACTTAAGAAATTTGAAAAATTAAGTGGTTATCCTATCTTACTTAATACCTCATTCAATCTTAGAGGTCGAACAATGGTATTAGAACCAGAAACTGCAATTAAAACATTTTACTCATGTGAAATGGATTACTTAGTATTGGGAAATTATTTAATATCAAAATAACAATTTTTAATTCGTTTTGTGTATTCCTTAATATTTATTATAAAATAAGGAAACAAAAACAATGGCAGGATTAACAGTAGACCAATTATCAGCATCATTCGACGCAAGATTGGATAACAACGCACAAAATTTAATATTATTTAGTGGTTCATTTGAACAAAAACTAATACCAATAAGTTCTAGTAATGTAAATTTAATACAAGATGTATCTGAATTAACTGCAGATTTATCTAATCTCAGTTCAAGTGTACGTATGCAATCAGCATCGTTTAATTCAAGAATAAATGTATTAAAAACTAATAGTGGTGGACTTGAAGCGGCTACATTTAATGCATACACTAGTTCAACTAATACTAAATTAAGTAATTTAGAATCATATACTAGTTCATATGCAACTACCGGTTCAAACACATTTAGTGGTGCACAAACTATAAATTCAGATTTAACAGTTGCCGGTAAAATTACTGCTAGACTTTATCATACTGAATTAGTTTCTTCATCAATTGTATACGAAAGTGGTTCAACTAAATTTGGTAATACATCGGATGATGTGCATGCATTCACTGGGTCAGTTTCTATAACTGGTAGTTTAAACACTAATCATATACATATAAGTTCAGGTTCTAATACAGAACTATTAATTAGTAATACAGGTGTGGGCTCTCAATATCGTATTCAAGCCGGCGTATCTGGTCATCTTGCTATCCGAGATATTAACACCAATTCTACGATTTTGAGAATTGGTACGGGTTCAGTTGATTTCTTAGATTCAATCGAAGTAAGTCATAATATAACTGCAAGTTTTGGGAAGTTTATAGATGTAACCCTACTTGGTGATTTAACGGCGAGTAACTTTACTGGTACAGCTGCATCAATTGCAGTTTGGGGAGCATCAAACTCATTAACTAGTAGCAACTATATTAATTTAACAAATGGCAATCAAACATTAGCAGTTGGTACATTAGGCTACACAGAGGGTGCACCGGAAGCATTGTTGATAACACAGATAGCAGATTCAATAAACATCGCCACATTTAAAGGAAACGTATATGATTATGCACAATTAAATGTTACAAATGAAAATAGTAGTACGGCTTCTTCTACTGATATTGTAGCTACTGCAGATAATGGTACTGAAACCAATATGTATGTAAATTTGGGTATCAATTCATCTACATATACAAAAGGTGAAGTGGGATTTGAAAATGATGGTTATTTAATTAATGCAGGTGAAGATTTATACATTGGATCATTAAGTACTGGTTCACATGGACATGTGCATTTATTTGGTGGTGGACATTGGCAATCATCATCTATTTCAATCTACCAAGATGGTAAGATTGGTATTAATACTGACAAATTAAATCCACTAGCAGATACTATTCCAACGGCAGGATATGCAGTTGAAATTAGTGGTAGTGTTAAATTTAATAATAGTTTAAATGTAACTGGTTCGGTATATGTTTCGGAGTTAGTGCAGGCAACAACTATACAAGGAACTGGTTCAATGTATTTGCAACCTGATGTTAATGATACAAGAAAAATTCAAATCTACAATACCGGTGCTAGTGATACACATATTAAAGCAAGTGGTGGATTAACTTTCTTAGGTGATGATACTAACTATGTAAAAATAGATGATAGTTTACAAACCATAACTATCGATTCAACTAATGGTGTAAATATTGATACATCCGTAAACATAACCGGTTCATTAATTGTAAGTAGTAGTTCCGATGCATTATTTTTAAGTGGTGGACAAATTGTTAGACTTGGTAGAGCTTCATTATATACTGGAACCGGTGCATATGATGGTAATGTATTTTTACAAGGATTACAAACTAAATTATATGCAGATAAAGTTGTTTTAGAAGGTACGTATGGTACAGAAATAATCGGTGATACAACTATAACTGGTTCTTTATTGGTTAGTTCATCTAACGCAGTTGATGTAAATGTAATTGGTAAGATGAATGTTACCGGTTCATTAGAAGTATCTTCATCTAATAGTTTAACTTTTTATACTCCATCATTTAATTTATACAATCCAGACCCAAGTGGAGCTTCTTCATTCCAATTAAATAAATATAGTACCTCATTAGGTGGTTATTATAACTTTACTATTAGAAATAATGGTGATTCAGCTAATGGTGTTTGGCTTAGTAATGGTGACCAACCTCTTAAAATAATGACATATGATGTTATTACATTGGGTGGACCTAATGGTGATAATTGTAATAGAATACAATTAAACGGACCTCTTAGTGTATCTGGTTCTACTACTTTAGGTAATGATGTAAAGGTAATAGGTAATACAACTATATCCGGTTCATTAATAGTTAGTTCATCAGCAGCAGTTGATGTAAATGTAATTGGTGCAGTAAATATAACCGGTTCACTAAAAGTATCTGATTCAATTTTAGCAACAGGTACTGATTATCCACTTTCCATTTGGCATGGTACCGGTACTACAAAAGAATACAATGTAGCAATAGGACATAGTACATTAGCATCTAATACAACTGGAAATGGAAATGTTGCATTGGGATGGACTGCATTGGTTCGTAATACAACCGGACAGGGTGTGACTGCTATGGGGTCTACGGCTGGATATTATAATACTACCGGAGATAGAGCTACTTATATTGGTAATGCAGCCGGATTTAATAATATTACGGGTGATGATAACACATTTTTAGGTTATCAAGCGGGATATGGTATATCAACTGGTGCGTATAATACTAGTGTTGGTTTGAATTCATTATTTAACAACAATGGTTCTAATAATGCAGCGTTAGGAATGAATGCAGGAGCATATGCTAGTGGCTCATCTAACTCAAACGTTTATATAGGAAATGCAGCTGGACCTTCGGTTGATACAACTGAAAGTAATAAATTGTATATAAACAATAATAATGGTAGTCCATTAATTGGAGGTGATTTTGCAGAAAAAACTGTAACTATTAGTGGCTCACTTACATTAGTACCACAAGGAGCACCATCTTCACCGGCAAGTGGTTCACTTTACTTTAGTAGTGGTGATTCTCATTTCTACGGATGGAATGGTGTACAATGGAAACAATTGGATAACTAATAAAACTTAAATAGAAAACTAAAGGTGGTAAGAAATTATCACCTTTTTTTATTGTATATATTTATTAAAAAGTATTTATGGCAAATGTAGACATGAATTTCCCATTGTTTAAGGGGAAAACATTTAGTGATATCTTAAGTGATATTTACGATAACCAACAAAGCAAAAAGAAAAACATTTCATCTTTAATTGAAGAAATGCGAAAGTTAGTTACAAAACCCACCGATGTAATTACAATCGGCCCTATCATTACACAATTAATTGAAGCGAGCATATCTAACGATGATCATTTAATTAAAATAGCAACGATTGCACAAAGATTAGTATTAGCAAACACTAAGAAAGCGGGTGATGAAGGTTGGTTAAGTGAAGATGATAAAAAGCAATTACTAAATGAAATAGAAATAACTGCACGTAGTATTGAGAATAAAACAGATGATAAGATTGAAGATTTAGAATTTGAAATTGAATCATTAAAAGAAACATTGGGAAATAAATAATGGCATCACAATTTGGACAAAGTTCAACAGGCGCGGGTAGATCATCGGTCGGACAATCTACAAAAGCAGAGGCTGCACAACTTGGTATTGTTAATTTTGTATTTACCGAAATGGATGAGTTGGTTGAAAAAACACCAGATGCAGATAAAGGCTTTGAAGAAATAAAAAACGATTCAGATTACGAAGAAAAGGATGGTACATATTATGGTGCTATAAAATATAGATTACCGGAAAGCAAAGAAACAAAAGAGGAGAACTTACCAATTGCATTTCCATTGAATAGATATAACTTCACATTGCCTGTTAAAAATGAAACGGTTTATGTTCAGAATATAAATGGTAAAAATTTCTATACACCAATTGCATTTCAAAATACCACCGGTTTCAACACTAACATTAATATATTAGGTTCAAGTATAAAGGTAACCGATGAATCAACTACTGGTGGTGGAAATGAAAATTATAAAGAAGTATCGCAAACGGGGATTGCAAATAGTAATACACCTTCCAACACTAAATCAAAAACAAACAAAGGATTTCAAGGAAAATATTATAAAAGAAATGTTAAATTACACCAATTAAAACCGAATGAAGGTGATACTATCATACAAGGTAAATTTGGTAATAGTATTAGATTAAGTGGTTATATACACACCGATAAAACAGATGGTAAACAACATCCTGCAATATTAATTCGTAATGGAGAAAACGCAGATTCACAACAAAATAATAAAGTATTTGCAACAACGATTGAAGATATAAATAAAGATGGAACTTCAATACAAATTACTTCGGGTGAATATATTACATTATACGATTCTACTACCATAAAGGTTAACAAAGAAGCAATTGCCAAATATCCATCTTCTGATGATTTAAAGGGTGAGCAATTAGTCGTTAATAGTGGTAGAATAATTCTTTCATCAAAAACTGCTGAAACTTTTTTGTTTAGTAAGAAAACATTTAGTATCTTTACGGATGATGTTGTTACAATAGATACTGAAAAAGGATTGAATATTGTATCTCAAAATGGTAACATTGAAATAAATTCTAAAGCAAATAAAAATATTATATTAGCAGTTAATAGTGGTGGTAAAGTATTTCATGGTAAAGATGAGGCAGACCAACAAGCTATCTTAGGTAACAAATTAGTAACATTATTGGGACAATTAATTGATGCTATAAATATAATGCAATTTCAAACATATATCGGACCTACAATGCCTGGTCCAATAGATAAAGTAAGTTTCAACAAAATTAAAAATGAATTGAAAACTACATTATCTAAAAACAATTATTTAATATAATGTCTTGGAAACAATTTGAAAAAGAAGTAGTAGAAAAATTAGAAACAGAAGGATTTAAAAATCCAGATGATTTTGCAAAATTTTTTACAAATAAATATGATGAATGTGTTAAGCGAGGGGTAGATTTAGTTACGTTTAATACGGTATTAAAGGGTAATAAAGATTTTATGTACGCAATGCTACAAATAGCAAATCTTACATCAATAGCGGCCACTACACCTGCGTTATACGATTTATATTTTAATATGTTAGGAGATGCGGTAGTAGGTTATTGGGGTGGTGCTAAATTAACAACCTTCTTTACTCCTATTATTCCTGCACCTGGAACTATTATGAATATAGGTGTAACTGATAATAGTGTTATTAATCCTGGAATTTGGGTTAAAACAAAAGTTCCACCAATGAAAACGGTTAGAGTATTTGTTAAAACATTTGTATCGTTTGCAAAAATACATTTAGCGACAGTACAAGGATTATGTAGTACAATATCATTATATCCCCCACTTTCTACACCTGGTTCCGCAATGTTACAATGGCAAGGGTTTAAAGTAGTTGAACCAAAAACAAAATATACAAATGATTTTGCCGATAGTTATGAAGCACCAATTGATGGAGCTAAAGTAAATTTCACATTTGATAAAGGAATAGAAATATCCGTTACAAAAGTAAATGATAATTGGTCTTTCGCAAAAGATACAAATAGTAAAAGTGGTTTTATCAAAAAAGAATTTATAACAGATAAGAAACCGTAATTAGAAAAAAACAATAATTATATATAGAAAAAACAATTTTATGGATCAAACACAATTAATCAAAGCTTTAGTAAAAGTTCTTAGAGAGGATATCAAAAAAACTCTTAAGGAAGAAATACGAAAAGCTGTTCACGAAGTGTTAAACGAAACGGTTGAAACACCGAAGAAACAAGTGAACGAAGGTTACGAATTTAAATCAAAAGATGATGGTAGTTATGGTACAATCCAATACGGACAAAGACCACAGACTGCAAGACCTATGATTTCACCTGCTGATTTAGGATATGGTGATAACTTTAGAGAATACTCACAACCAGATGCAAGTGTGGGTGGTATTCAATCTGAGTATGGTTCTTATATGCAAGGACAAGAGGAAGGTGGTATTCCATTAGAACATAAGATGGCAATGGCAGCTAGGAAAAATCCAGAAGCAGCACAATCTGTTATGAACGCAATGACAAGGGATTATTCACAACTGGTTAAAAAATTCAATAAGGGGTAACCTAAGTGGCAATAGTATTAGAAAAGAAATTTGTAATTGATGAGCAAGACAAAAGTGTCGGTATTACATTACCTATTAGAAAAGGGAATAATGGATATTTTGAGGTATCATATACAACCAAAGAACAAATTAAAACTAATATTAAATCATTAATACTAACCAACAAAGGTGAACGATTAATGGAACCAGAGTTTGGTGCCGATTTAAGAAAAGTTTTATTTGAACCAATTACATCAGACTTAGATACTATATTAGAAACAAGAATTACAGAAGCAATTGATAGATGGATGCCATATGTTAATGTTGAAAGTATTGTGTATGATGTATCTAACACATTAAAGGATATGAATAGAATAGATTTAGAATTAAAATATAGTTTGAAATATTCAAATTCAACAACATTAGAACAATTAAACATAGTAATATAATATGGCTCTTAATCCAATAGATAAAAGCTGGTCTACAAATAAAAAGGATATAAAATATACCAATAGAGATTTTAGTTCTTTAAGACAAGCATTAATAGAATTTACTAAAACATATTTTAGTAATACATACAATGATTTTAGTGAAGCTTCACCTGGTATGATGTTCATTGAACAGGCTTCATATGTAGGGGATGTACTTTCGTATTATACCGATGCTCAATTAAAAGAATCATTTATTAACTTAGCGGGAAATAAAAATAATATTTATCAATTAGCACAAAACTTAGGATATAAACCTAAAATTTCATCGCCGGCTGCAACTACATTAACATTGTATCAAACAGTAATCGCTAAAGATGGTGAACCAGATGAGAGATATTATTTAAAAATAAATGAAGGAATGGTTGTAAATTCAAACGTATCAGCAGACGTACAATTTATAACAACCGATATAGTTGATTTTGCAGACCCACATAACCGAGATATTACAATATTTCAAACTGAAAATACTACTGGAAATGTGTTACTATATTTAGTAACCAAAACAGTAACGGCTATAAGTGCAACTCGTTATACCCAAACATTTACTTTAGGTGAATTTAAACCAAATCCAATAGTAAACCTTACTAGTACGAATTTTATTAAAATAGAAAAAGTAGTAGATTCAAATTCAAATATTTACTATGAAGTTCCATATTTGGCACAAGAATTAATTTATATAAAATCACCTAATTCAGAATACGCAGAACCCACACTTTCACATAGTCCTTCGGCACCACAATATATTTTAAAACTTCAGAAAACCAATAGAAGATTTACAAGTAGATTAATAGATGAAAAAAACATTGAATTAAGGTTTGGAAGTGGGAATGCTTCTACACCGGATGAGTTACTAATACCAAATACAAAAAATGTTGGACTTGGATTAAGTAATTCAATTAATAGAATGGGTGAATCATTTGATCCGTCAAACTTTTTAAAAACAAATACATATGGTATTGCACCTGCAAATACAACATTAACAGTTACGTATTTAGCCGGTGGTGGATTGGTATCAAATGTACCTAGTGGTGATTTAACACAATTAAGTTTTGTATCTTTTAATGAAGATATACTTTCAATTGCAGCTATAGATTTACCTACGTATCAACAAAGCAGAAACTCATTAGGTGTTGAAAATTTACAACCAGCAAGTGGTGGTAGAGGTAACGAAACATTAGAAGAAATTAGAGAAAATGCAATTGCAAACTTTGGTGCACAAAATAGAGCAGTAACTAAAAAGGATTATGAAGTTAGAACATTGGCAATGGATCCTATGTTTGGTAGTATTGCAAAAGCATATGTAGAACAAGATGGTAACATTGATACTGGGGCGGCACAACAATTACTAAGAAATCCATCGGTTAAAAAAGATTTTATTGGGCTGGTTAAAAATTTACAAAAAGCTTCCGATAATGAAATTATAGAAGCCTTAGATGTATTTCTAAAAACAAAACAAACATTTGCAGTAGAAAGTAATCCATTCGCAATTAATTTGTATTTATTAGGATACGATAGTAATGGCAATCTAAGTATATTAAATTCTACAATTAAACAAAATCTAAAAACATATTTAGAAGAATTTAGATTAATGACAGATGCGGTTAATATAATAGATGGGTATGTGATTAACATAGGTGTAAACTTTGATATAACTGTATTTTCTAATTATAATAAAAGAGAAGTTGTATTAAATTGTACACAAGCAATTGCCAATTATTTCGATATTACAAAATGGAAAATGTCTCAACCAATTAATATAAGTGAATTAGAATTAGAAATTGCAAACGTAAGTGGGGTTTCATCTGTTCCAAAGGTTGAAATTTTAAATTTGGTAGATGCAAGTGGTACAACATATTCACAATACTCATATAACATACAAGAAGCAACTAGAAACAAAATTGTATATCCATCATTAGACCCTTCTATATTTGAATTAAAGTATCCGGGTAAAGATATTAAAGGGAGAGCATTATAATGATATTATTTTATACAGCATCACAAGATGCAACTATATACTTACAACAACCTTACCAAAATACCGGTATAGATGAAATGCTGGAATTATCAAAAGTATATTATGGTGAAACACCTGATATGAGTAGGGTACTAATTCAATTTGAAAATATTGATATACCAAGTGGTTCATTTAGTGCATCATTACAATTGAAAATAACAAAGGCAGATGAAATTGCTTCGAGATTTAATATTGAAGCGTATCCAATTTCTCAAAGTTGGGAAAATGGTACTGGTACTCGTTTTGATAATATTACTACCAATGGTACAACTTGGTATTATAGAAATGGTGATGATACATCTACTATTTGGAATAATACATATGTAGTAGGGCAAGGAGCTAGTTACAACCCCTTTACAACTGGTTCTCAGACTGGGCTTGGCGGTACATGGTTTACATCATCGGTATCAACACAATCGTTCCAGTACACAATCGAGGATATAACTTTAGATGTTACTGATTTTGTTAAAAAATGGAATAGTGGTAGCATAGAAAATAATGGAATTATAATTAAGTTCCCAACTGATAAAGAAAATGATTTGGTAGATTATGGTAGTATTAAAATGTTTTCAAAAGAAACTAATACAATATATCAACCTAAATTGGTTATTACTTATTTAGAGAATGATGCAGTTAGTGGTAGTTTAAGAACAATTACTGATTTTATTAATAGTAGTAGTTATGATGTATCGTATAGATGTTATTCACCCAATTTGAAAACATCATATAACGAAGGCCAAAAAGTAAGTATTAAAATTGATGCTAGAGAATTATATCCAATAAAACAATTTAATTCTACATTCGCATATCAAGTTAAATACTACTTACCATCTACGGCGTATTATAGTGTAATTGATACTTTAACAAAAGAAACAATTATAGGATATTCAAACGCCAGTAAAGTGATAAAAGGACAATTTAATAACTTAGTAAACTTAAACTTTTCAAATTGGTCAGTTGGTAGAAATTATACATTATTAATTAAATCAATAGAATCTAATAATGAAGAAATTTTCGAAATTGGTACATTTGATATTTACAAATAATGGCATTAACTAAAAAATATATAGACCTAAGTAATAGCACAGAGGAAAGGATTACTACTAAATTATATTTAGACCAATACAATAATAATGAATTGTCTAAATCGGTTAATTTACAAGTAACTGAACTTATAAAACCATTACCTGAAATACGATTGGATTTAGTACCAAAACCTGTGTATGATACAGAAGTATCTCATTCTCAACAATTAGAATTAGATATAACTAAATTAGAATTACAAATTGCAGATTTAACAGCAAGAGTACAAGCATTAACATCGGATAGTAGTTCTTTGTATATATCAAACGATAATTTAAGAGTTACTAATGCAAAATTAGAAAATACAGTTGCTTCCGTTCAACAAACAACACTAGATTTAAAATCTAATTTAACAACATCGCTAACTAAAGCTATAAATGAAGCAACTGAAAGAACTTCACTAGAAGCTGAAAACTCTGGATTGGTTGCACAAAAAACAGCATTGATTAAACAAATAGATACATTAAATAATTTACTAGCACAAGCAAATGCAAGTTTACAAGTGGCGGCACAACAATTAAGTGCTAAGGCACAGGCAGTAGCCGGTGGTGGTATATCAACCGGTGAATTATCAACTATTGTATTTGATATTGGTGATATAACTAAAAAGAAAGTTGAAGGTAAGGATTTGGCAAATGATTATAACGGAGGAACGGCGGCGGCTGGTAAATTTGCAGCGGCCGGGGACCCTTGGAAAAATAGTTTTAGTGCATATTTTGATGTAGTTGCCGGTCCTAAAGATATAATGGTAACAGTTGAGCCAATTAGTGGCTATAAGCAAATTCCTTGGGATTTTGGATTTGTATTACCAATTAAATTAAAGGCAAATGAAACAAAACGATTTACAACCGATAAAGCAAATCCAACGTGGGTAACAAATAATGGTGGAAATGATGGTGGAACTTTTTGGAGAAGATCTAGACCATCGGTTACCGATTGGAAATTCGCAATTAAAGTTTCTGATGTAGATCCTGATGGAAAAACTGAAAACAAGGATTTTTCAATGAGAACGCACAAATACTAAACTATGGCAATAAAAGATTTTAAAAATATTGAAAATATTAATCTTAATTTAGATTCAACTGCACAATTAGTTAGTTCTAAAGATTTGAATGTATTTAAAACCGTAGCTAAAAACGTAACTGATTTTGGAATGTCAAAAAATGATGTTATAGAATTTAGATTATATGATTTAGCAAATAATTTATTACAACAAACAAATGGAGTTACGGCTAGATACATACATAAAGATGATTTAACAAAATATCTTAAAAGTGATATAGATCCATTAACTCAAGAAAAAATATTTGATATTGATGTTGAGAAGTTGGTGAATGATGCGGGGTATGGTAATGGTGAATTTAATGTAGTATTTAATTTTGTTAAAAACTATATTGGATTGGATGATAAAAAACAAAGAGTTTGGATACATGAAATTTCACCAAGTAGAACGGAGATTCGTATTCAACCATTAATAACTACGGATGTTGTTCAAAATAATAAAATAACAGCTAGATACAATTCATTTATTGACAATGCATTAGAATTAAGAGAAAATTTAGATTTAATACAAAAACAAATAGATTCAATACAATTACAAATAAGTGATTTAATAGATAACTATTTAATAAAAGAATATGGTAAAAATTGGTTAAATGTAGTTAAGCGTGATTTTAAGTTTGGAAACGATTCACAATATAAAGCATTTAAAGAAAAAATATTTACAGATTTTAAAAAAAGTTTATATAACCAATTTGAAGGTAAAGAATATATTTTAGGTAATTCTAATTATGGACAATTGTCATCGCAACCAATTGATTTAGATGAGTTTTATAATGTACAACAAGTAGGACAATTATTAACAAATAGATTAAGTGATTCTATTGATTACAATATGAAAAATATTACATTCGTAGATTATCCACAAGATATAAAAGATGTAATAAACACCAAAGTAGATAATCAATTATTGCAATCATTAATAACAACTACGGTTACCGCTACTTCTAATCTAACACAAAACGATAAATTAAAAGGATTAGATAAAACAATTACAATTACACCAAATACACCGATAAAAGATGATCGTTCTATAAAAGCAGGAGTTGAACCGGATATACAACCGGTTGAGAAACCTGTCCCTGATATAGTGAAACCTGTTAAGTCTGGTAATAATAGAACTAGACGTATTGGTGGGTTATTTGGACGTGGTACGTTTGCGGATGAAGTAAATATTTCAACTACACTAAACCGTGGGATTTTTGGTAAAATAAGACCAAAGTAATATTAATAATATAAAAGTAATAATAGGATATTTATAGATAATGGCAATACGACACAATAGACAATATAGCAAGCCGGTGGATAACTGGGATTATTTATATAATCCAATGGGAGAGTTATTGAATGATGGTAGCCTTTCAGGTGGAGGTGCTTTCGGTGGTGGAGGAAATAGTGGTGGTGGATTTGGTGGTGATGTTGGAATGCCGGTGCCTGTACCTAAATCAACCACCGGGAGTGATATAAAATTAAACTTATCCAATATAAGTGAATTTAAAAATCAAATTACATTCAATATACAAAATAATGTATATCAAGAAGGTGCTACTGTTTTAATTGATTCAAATACAATTAACGATACACTTTTAATTAAACCAATTGTAAATGATAATTTTAAATCAAAAAATTATTCTGCATTAGTAAAGACCGTAATTCCAAAATATATTCGTACAAGTGAATGGGTAACTGATTATGGTGGTAATTTTGGATTTAATGCTGGTAGTTCTATGTTTGGTGGGATGGGTGGAAATTCAGGATTTGGGGGGATGGGGTATTATGATGGTTGGAATGGTGGTGGTATTAATACACGTTTAGTAGAAAAAACCGAAAGTGTAAATATTCCTGGTATTAAAATACAACAATTTAATGGTGATAATGTTTATCAAGGTAGTACGGATTATGAATTACCATTGACCACCGATTTACAATTTGATTTAGATAAAGTTGCGGTAAAAGTAGTAACAAATACAATTACACAAGCTATTCAATTTATCTCAAATTACAAAAACGATATATTAAATAATGAAGTAAATATTAAAGTTACCTCAAGCGATGTACCAAATGGAGTAGTTAATACAAAAATACAAAATGAAGTAAGGTTTGCAAATTCCAATGGGGTAGCGGGTCCTGTTAAAATAGAACTTAGTGGATTTGATAAATTTTTATTTAAAAGTATTAGATGGCAATATACTGACAAATTTAGTGAAAATTCTGATTTAAATTTAGGTGATTTCAATGTTGTAAATGATACGGTATTTAATATTGATGCATCGGTTTTTAATAAAAACATTTTAATCTTAGTAGAAGTAGAACCAGATAATGCAGATTATCCAGTATTAAAATTAACTACTAATACAATACAACAAAGTATTTTAGAATCAATATATGCATCTACAACCGATTCTAAATTAATTACAATTGATTTTGATTTAAAAAATACAGATTTTGTTAAAGTAACTACACCGTATAAACAATATAATGTAGCAGTAAGTGCGACAGGTTTACTTCGTACAAAAATAGATTTAGATTTAAAGAAAGATTTTTTAAATAATGAGGGTGCATTTAAAATAGCATTAGTTCCAAGTTCCAATTTATATGGCGATGGAAATGTGGAATATGTTATTGTTACCTTATCTAAAATATTTGATACACCGATAATTGATAAAATTGATTATCCTACCGATGTATACATACCCTCATATACATTTGGTGATGTTAATTTTAAAGTAACATTTGAGTCCAATTTAGCAACTACTGTATTAGTATATCATTCTAAAGAAGATGCTAATACTGCGTTAGGAAAGTTTTCTAATAAAGATTTTATTAGTTTAAACTATAAAGATTTAAAAAATAGAAAAATAATTAATTCACCATTAGATTTATTAATTATTCCGTATAATGGAAATGTTAAAGGTGAAATAGAAAGAATTACTATTAATTTTGAAGATGAACAAATATATGTTTCTACCCAAGATTTAAAAACTAGTTTGTTTGATGCAATTGCCGTTAATTTAAACTTATCATTAGGAAACGAACAAAAATATTTATCTCACTTAGCTTCATTTGATATTGATGACAAAGAAATATTAGTTTCTAATTGGGATATAGATTACAGTACATTTACCAAATTCAAAAAAGATAGTGTAGGTAATAGTATTCCAGATGGTGAAATAAGTAAAAGTATTGTATTAAAATTATATGAAGCATTACCTGTAAATATAAATAAGAACGATACATTATGGATATCTCGTTTAATGTCGTTACCTATTATCCAAAGAGTAGTAGTAACAAGTAAACCAGAAACAAACGCTTTACCATTAAGAGCACCAAACTTTAATATAGAAGTTGATTATGTAAAAGGTCAATCAACTATATACGAATCATACGATGATTTAATATTAAGTGGTAGTGAATCATCTCAGCAAATTGTAGATAAATTACTTTCAACTAATTTTGTAGAAACAAGTAGAATTAATATAGATTATTCTAATTTTTCTAAATTTGTAAAATATAGTAGTGTAGTTGAAAGATTAGCAAACTTTAAATACAAAAAAGAATTAGCAGAATACTATGAAGATAGAATTGGTTATTTAAACGAGCAAACCAAAAGTATTAATGTAATACAAGATATAACAAAGTATTCTGGAAAATTATCTACATTAGTAAGTGGCTTTGATGGGTGGGAAACCAGTTTAGTATCTGGTAGTTTGGTATTTACCGCAGATAGTGCTTCTTATGAAACATTTCCAGGGGGTAGGTTTAATTTACTAAGTGGTTCATCTGCATTTTCAAATTATGGTTCAACCTATCTTACAAATCCAAATACAACACTTTCTAATTGGTATTTAGGAACAATGGATTCTGCATCAGTTTATGATACTATGAATCTAAATGCACTTAAAAACAATATACCACAATTTATAAGTGAAGATGAAGATAACTCAGATTATTTGTTATTTTTAGATATGGTTGGTAATCATTTTGATATTATTTGGAGTTATATTAAAGGTATGACAGACCAACGTATGATTACCGAAAATAATTCATATGGTATTAATGATGAATTGCTTTATAACTATTTAGAATCATTTAGTTGGAATGCTAAGAATTTAAATTCAAATAAAAACCTATGGGGGTATTTGTTTGGGCACGATGGTGATGGTGGTAATATGTTAAATGATGCCGATGGGTATACTATTACTCCAGAACAATATACAAAAACAATTTGGAGAAGAATTGCAAATAACTTACCTTATTTATTAAAGCACAAAGGTTCTAAGCGTGGTATAAAAGCATTGATGAGTTCATATGGGATTCCACAATCGGCATTAACCATAATGGAATTTGGTGGTCCGGTTGCTGATAATTCTGAACCATCTACATTTACATATGAAACATTGAGTTCTACTTTGGTATGTAATACGGGTTCGTATTTAACTGCTAATTGGGATTCTACAATTGTACACGCTATTGAATTTAGAGTTAAACCTACCTATGATACAATTGTTGAATTAGCAAGTGGCCTTGAATTTAGATTATATATTAGTGGTTCACAAAATACTCAATTAGGAAGTTTACAATTAGAATTAGAAGGAACTACGGTTTTATCATCTTCGGCCTATTCTTTCTTTGATGGTAATTTTCATTCTATTTTAATAAATAATGAGTATGATGGAAATTATTCAGCACATTATGGATATGCAGATAAAAACAGAATTGTAAAGAGAGGAAGTGTAACCGGGAATGGAGTTGCGGCTTGGTGTGCGGATATCGATATAAAATTTGGTAATTTTAATGGTGAATTAGATGAATTACGTTTATGGAAAGAACCATTGTTATCTTCAGTATTTGATGTGCATATTTTAGGAAGTGAAACTATTGTAGGTAATACAATATATGGTTCAACCGATGAATTGTTATTAAGATTAGATTTTGAATATCCCCATTCGTTATATCCAACTGGAATGATTAAGAATGTGGCACCTATTACTACATTTATGAATGATGTAAGTGCAAGTGGATTTATTACAGCATCTCAATATGATAGTAGTTCATCACAACATTGGAATTACAAATATGTAGAGAAAGATGTAACTATTACTCTACCAAATACGGGTGTTAATAGATTAGCAAATGATAAAATTAGATTTGAATCACAAGAATTAGTTGGTGATTTATCTCCATCAAAAAGATCAACTAAGAAAGCATTTGAAACCGCTAAGATGGATTCAAACAGAGTTGGTATATTTTTCTCACCTAATAAAGATTTAGATTTAGATATTGCAAAATCATTAGGTGGTGGTAGTTTAGATGATTATATTGGAGATCCGGCTGATGATTATAAAAATACATACAAAGAGTTAGATACACTTAGAGAATATTATTTTGAAAGAGTATCTAATAGAAACATTTATGATTTTATTAAATTAATTAAATTCTTTGATAAATCATTCTTTGTTAATCTTAAAGAAATGATGCCGGCCAGAGTTAAGATAACTGAGGGGTTATTAATAGCACCGCATTTTTTAGAAAGAAGTAAAGTTAAAAGAACCAAACCAACTGCTATTAATGAACAATACGAAGGAACTATAACCGATACTAAGATAACTGAATTAATTAGTACATTTGATGTATTAGATACAAATTTAAGTTTATCCGGTTCATTGGAAAATATTAGTGGAGTTAATGAAGGATATGATGTATTCTTAACTGCATCTAACGTTTATAATTTTAAAGGTGAGTATGATACATATGATGCTAGTATTAGTAATATTATATTAGATATAGCTAGTGGTGAATATGATACATATGAGGCTGAAATTGATTACAGACGAAACGATGCAACTATAACGACAGAATTCGATTTATTCGGTGCAGGACAAATTGTTGGTATGGATGACAATTATATTAATTATGGATTTAACACATATTTCAATAATGGTTATGGTAAATATTATTATGAAGAAAACGGTGTGTTTAAAGCAAAAGGAATAAGAGCATTTCTAGTAACCAAACAAAAAACAATACTTACTCAGTTAAATCAAAATGGTGTAAGTGGCAGTGAAGCAAATGTAGTAACATCATCATATTCAAACGAATTGATAGTTCAGGATTTTAATACAAGTGTTGGATTGGAAATTGGTGGTAATATTGTTGCAATTCAAACGGCTAGTGGGTATTTACCTTCTCATTATATTTATAAGGGAGATAAACACACTGGTATTCAAAATTTATTTTATAAGGGTTCTAAGCAAACAATAGATACTACAATAGATGGTAAAGACCCTGTGGAAACATTTGTAACTAATCCAACTACATTAAGAGTAACTGCTCAAGGTAGAAGTAATAGTGAACCAATATTAGAAGTTGATTAAAAATAATGTAAAGAAAAAATATTTTATATATTTATAAAAGAATAATAAACAAACTATGGCATACTTAGATAACACAACAATTACAGTCGATGCTATCCTTACCAAAAAAGGTAGAGAGAAATTAGCAGCTGGACAGCCTTTAGCAATTAGTCAATTTGCATTAGGTGATGATGAGATTGATTACGCATTATATGATGCAGCACATCCAAAAGGTTCTGCATATTATGATAATGCAATTTTACATACTCCAATTTTAGAAGCATCTCCTGATGAAACTCAGGCTTTGAAATATAAATTAGTAACATTACCAAAAAATACAACAAGAATACCACAAGTATCTTTGAACGTTACCGGTATTGCAGCTAAAACAACAGGTGGACAATATCCAATTAACCCTTCAACATCTCCGGCTGGAAATATGAATGGTGGTTATACCGCAGTGTTGGGTAATAAAAATGCAGGTAGTATAGTAGGAGCAGGTTTAACAAATGTAACTACAACAACTAATACGTTTAGTAATAGTGTAACTGCAACTGCAGAAGTTGTAAAAGGATTAACGTTTACATTTATTCCTAATAGTTCATTAACTTCAACATTAACAACAACATTGACTATATTTGGTAACGAAACTGGTGGTAGTGTAACTATACCTGTAACAGTTACTTATACAATAGCATAAAAATATAATAAAAGAATATGGCAACTTTAGGTACAAATACCGGAACACAATTAACCAATGATTTAGCAACATATCTTAACCAACAAAAGCAAGCAGCTAATGGGGTTATAGATACAAATCAATTGGCGACTATTATTAATACTTACCTTACAACCGGTGAGCAATTAGTAGCAGAAACTGGAGTAACAACTAACTCAGTTTACAAAAAATTCAATACAACTGATATTGTAACTGCTAAAAATGAAATCGTAACAACTGGGTTGTGGAGTAATGGTAGTGGAAGTTTACAAACTTTTTATACTAGTTCTACTACATCAATTGCAGGAGCAAGCGGTTCTGCAACGGCTAATTATTATTTCAATGTATATGGTACATCAAACACAGGTTCAGCACCTGTTGAGTTTTCAGTAGCATACGGTCATAAATATGGTAGTGGTTCTGCGACTTATGCAAACAATTCAAATACTACATTTGCAACTAAAGCAACTTATTTTCAATATAGAGCATTACTAACTGATACTGCTGAAACTAGTTTTAATTTTTATTCATCTAGTACATTGGATGGTTATGCTTCTAATGAAATTTATGTAATTAATGTAGCACGCTCTAATTATAGAGAAAGAATGGATGCTGGTAACTGGCAGATTACTTTAAGTGGTTCTAATGGTTTATTTAATTTTATAGATAATAGTGGTGAAAAATTCAATACAACTAACGCAGGTACAAACGAATACAATATCGTAAGTGGTACGTTGAATTTAGGACAAAATATTGATTCAGTTATAAACACATATACGGCATCTAATCAACAAGGATTTGGTAAATTCTATCCTGATTATGGTATTTTAGTATTTAATCCAACTGCACTTAGCGCAACCGTTGGAACCGAATTAACACCATCTGGTTCTACCTTTGATGAGTATGAGCAAAAACGATTATTTAAATCTATTGTTGGTGGAACAAATTTTGAAGCAAGAAGAATTGAAAATGTTTCAACTGCACATTATTTTGTAAGAGTTAATAATAGAGAGTTCAACTTTTCTAACAACCCTACATTTGTAGATGCAACAGGTTCAATGGCAAACGTTACGTTTAAAACGGAACCATACGTTTATCCTACAACGGTTGGTTTATATAATGATGCAAATGAACTAATAGCAGTAGCTAAAACATCACAACCAATTGCGAAATCTTTCAGTAAAGAATTATTATTAAAAGTTAAGTTAGATTTTTAAAACAATCTTTCTTATTAATATATTAAACCCAACCCTAAAAAGTTGGGTTTTCGTTTATTAAGATATTTATATACGATATGTTAAAACAAATACCTAAATCGGATATTAACTTAAGACCATTTAAGGCTTATAAAAATTGGGAAGTTTCCAGTTCAATGGACTGGGTAACTACTTTGACTGCCGAAAATCATACGGCTAGTGCTGATTTGTTAACACCAACTGAATTAAGTCAAAAAACATTGTATCATCAATTATATACAATGTATTACAGAGATCCTAATAATCCATTTACATCATATGGTGATATAAAACCAACCACAAGTATAATAGATGCTGCAAAGCAAAGATTGTTGGTAGATAGAGCAAGAATAATTGCTATTCCACAAATTAAATATGGTGAACAAATAAAACCATTTTCAATAAACATATATGATAATCAATTAAATGAAAGTATATATGATGATGGACATGGCAATTTAATATCTAATTATAGTGCATATAATTTTAAATTAATTGATATTGAAAATAAAATTTTTATATTTTATGATGCAAATAATAATGAAGTAACAACTACTATATTAGCGTTGGATATTGAAAATAATATATTATTAGTAGAAAATGAAGATTCCTTTTTTCTATTAACAATTGATATAGAAGCAGGTACTATTAGTTTCTTAGGTGTATTTAAAGCTAAACAATTTGATGTACCTACCATTGGAAATGTATTTTATTCACATGGACTAATTGTTATAACAAAACTAACAAAATTAAATGAAGTAAGAGAAAACATATTTAATAATTTTAGTGGTTCATATAAATCTACAAATACTATTTATGAAAATGAAGTATTATTAATAGTAGGTGAAGATGAATTTAATACATCAACTAATCCTACTGCAGTTACGTTTGTAAATCCAACAATAACTAGTTATACGACATCATTTGAAGGTACTCAAAAATCATTTAATTATGATGCATCGTATGAGTTACCGGAATTTAATAATTACGAATATAGTACATCAGTAGATCCAACCGGGTCTTTCATTGCACCTTACATAACAACAATTGGATTATACGATGAAAATATGGATATGGTGGCGATAGCTAAATTGGCAACCCCAATTAAATCAACTCCGGACCTTCCTGTAAACTTTTTAATACGATTTGATACTTAACGTATATTTATATAAAACAAAACACAATGGCAATAATAGACACATACAATAAAAGTGGATTAAGCGAAAAAATTGGTAGCAACGCTAAGCAAACTGGATTTACACCAAATCAACAACAAGGAAATGATTCTGAGTTTGATTTAAGTGCTACTGCATTAGATAAAAAAAATTTAAACGGTAGTTCAACTGCACCATATACTTCAAAGAAAGCATACCAAGCAGTTACACCTAGAAAATAATAATGACAAAAAAGGTTACAAAAAAAGGTTGGGTAGCAAAAAAGAATGGTTATAAGAGTGGATTAGAAGATACCGTTTCCCAACAAATAGAGAGTAAAGGAATTAAAGTAGAATACGAAACTGAAAAGGTTAATTATATTATACCTTCCTCACCTCACACATATAGTCCTGATTTTAAATTACCCAATAATATTAGGGTAGAAACGAAAGGTAGGTTTGTATTAGCTGATAGAAAGAAACATCTGTTAGTTAAAGAACAAAACCCTACATTAGATATTCGTTTTGTATTTACAAGTTCAAAGAACAAAATCAACAAAAAATCCAAAACAACTTACGCCGATTGGTGTGATAAACATGGATTTAAGTATGCCGACAAGGTAATACCTGAAGAATGGTTCTCAGAATAATTTGGTAATTTCAACTATTTTCCATATCTTTGGTATATGGAGATAATACAACTTTTCGATAAATATATAGGACCTAGCAAAACTCTAAAGAAAAATGAGCATGCGTATCATTGTCCTTTCTGTCATCACGCTAAACCAAAACTACAAATAAACGATAAAACTTTTAAGTTTCATTGTTGGACTTGTGATGCGGGTGGTAATCTTATGTATTTAGGTAAGAGAATTGGGATGAGTGATTTTGACCTAAGTGATCTGATTGGTAGATGTGGAATGAGTGAAGAAATTAGAAAAAAACTAAAAGATGATTGGGGTGGTTCTATTAAAGAATTATTAGATAAAATAACTGCAGAAATTGCGGAAGATGATGATGAAAATACATCACAATTATTTTTACCATCTGAATTTAAATCAGCGTTAGAATTGTCAAACAGTATTACGAATCCATTAGAAAGAAACGCTATTGCATATCTTAAACAAAGGAATATTGATAAAAAAACAATTATACGATATAACATAGGATTTTGTACAAAAGGATTATATGGGGGTAGAATTATCGTTCCTTCATATGATAGTAAAAATCAATTAAATTATTTTATAGCAAGAAGTATATTTCCTGAAGAAAAGCAAAAGTATAAAAATCCACCTGTATCTAAAGATGTTATAGTATTTTCTAATCAAATTGATTGGAAACAACCTATTACGTTATGTGAGGGAGCATTTGATGCAATAGCACTCAAACGAAATGCTATTCCATTATTAGGTAAATTTGTTCAAAATACACTAATGGGTGCTATTAAGAATACTAATCCAGATGTCTATATTTGTTTAGATTCCGACGCACAAGAGGATGCAATTGTATTATATAACAAAATAAAACCATATGTAAAGTCGGTGAGGAACATTAAGTTAGATGGCAAGGATGCCGGTGAAAATAGTTTCCAAAATATTTTGAAATATCAGAAAAATTCCGTAACTTTAAGTTGGGAAAGCGTATTAAGAGAAAAACTATTGACAATTAATAGTAGTTCAATATTAAAATAGAATTTATCAAATAAAATATAAATGAATAAATTAAAAAGAATTTATCACATTGCAGACATTCACATTAGAAATCTAAAAAGACACCAGGAATATAGAGAGGTATTTAATAGATTGTTTGATGATATAAAAAGTAAGGGAGTTGAAGATTCCCTTATTTATTTAGCGGGAGACTTAGCTCACGCAAAATTAGAAATGTCTCCGGAACTTCTTAATGAAATTAATTATTTTCTTAAGAAGTGTTGTGAATTATGTCCTACCATATTGATAGCGGGAAACCACGATTGTAATTTAAACAACGCTGGTAGATTAGATGTATTAACTCCAATTGTAGAAGCATTAGATTTACCTAACTTAACTTATTTAAGAAATACTCAAAGTTATACATATGGGGGTGTAAGATTTGATATGTTCAGTATATTTGATGATAAAGAAAATTGGAAGTTCGAACCATTAACATCAGATACAACTAATATTGCATTATTTCACGGACCAATTTTAGATGCTACTACTGATGTGGGGTATCATATTTCTTCTAGACATTTTACAACTGAAATGTTTGATGGTTATCAGTTAGCCCTATTAGGTGATATTCATAAACGACAAACTATGATTTCTCCGAAAGGATGCAAAGTAGTTTATCCTGGTTCTTTAATTCAGCAAAATCATGGTGAAGCATTAGACAAACACGGATATGCTATTTGGAGTATGGAAGACTTATCAGTTGAATACGTAGATATTCCAAATGATTATGGTTATTATACTCTTCATGTTGAGAATGGTATTGTACCAGATGTAACTGATATGCCGATAAAACCTAGACTTAGAGTATTTGTATCTAAAACAGATGCCGCAGATATTAAGCGAGTTACTACTGAAATTAAAAAGAAATATAAAGTAGATGAGTTCACTATTACTCGTACCGATACTTTAGCTCGTTTAAGGACTGGTACTAAAGATGGTAAATTAAATGTAGGAAATGTAAATGACCCTCAATATCAAGCCGGTCTTATTAAAGATTACTTAGGTAGAAACTATTTATTAGATAATGAAACATTAGGTAAGATTGAGGATTTAAACAATAAACTAAATAAAAGATTAAACGATGATGACTTAGTTAAGAACATAGCGTGGAAACCAATTAGATTTGAGTTTAATAACATGTTCTCATATGGTGAGAATAATATTGTTAACTTTGAAAATATGAAAGGGTTAATGGGTGTGTTCGCTCCAAACGCAAGTGGTAAATCATCTTTATTTGATGCATTATCATTTTGTATATTTGATAAGAGTAGTAGAGCATTCAAAGCAGCTAACATTCTAAACAATCGTAAAACATCATTTAGTTGTAAGTTAGAATTTGATATTAATGAAGAAAGATTTTTCATTGAGAGAACTGCTAAAACTACAAAGAAAGGTGATGCTGTTAAATGTGATGTAAACTTTTGGAAAATAGAGGGTGGTGAAATTGTAAACTTAAATGGTGATGAACGTAGAGGAACAGATAAAGTAATCGAATCTTATTTAGGAAAGTATGAAGATTTTGTATTAACTGCATTATCGTTACAGGGAAACAATTCTTTATTCATTGATAAATCACAATCAGAAAGAAAGGATTTATTAGCTCAGTTTATGGGTATTAATGTATTCGATAAGTTATATGATTTAGCAAGTGAAGATATTAAAGAAGTTCAGGTCTTATTAAGAAACTTTAAGAGAACCGATTTTACATCTGAATTAGCAACAGCAGAAAATAAATTAGAAACCTTAAAGGATGAATATGAGGAATTTGAAATTGAGAAAGAAGGTTACGAAGATAGACAAGATGAATTGAACGAATACATAACTAATTTATCAGCTCAATTAGTTCCTATTGATGGTAATTTAGATATTGATAAACTACAAACTAAACAATCAACTTTACAATCGCAAACAACAGGTTCTAATACAACTATCGAAACCAAATCTGTAAGTATTGGTAAGATAACCGATGTAATGGTGGATTTAACAAATGCTATTAAAAGTAAAGAACAATTTAATGGCATTGATATAGAAATTGTATATTCTAATTATCAACAACAACAAAAGAATTTAATTGAAGCTATAAAAATTTATGATATTGCAAAAGGTCATTTATCTGCAGCAGAAGAAAAGATTTCACATTTGGATAAACATGAATATGACCCTAATTGTAAATTTTGTTTGGATAATGTATTTGTTAAAAATGCAATGGATGCAAAAAATACATTACCTGAATTAAAAGAAGCAGTTAAACACGCAACAATTAATGCTACAAGCATTCAACAAACTTTAGATTTGTTTGAAGGGATAGAAGAACAATATTCTCAATTTGAGGATTACAAATCTAAATTAGAAAAGGGTAAAGCACTTCATAAAACTACACAATTAGAATTAAGTGGAATAATTACTCAAAAAGAATTATATGAAGCACAATTAACAGCGGTAGAATTAGATATAGAAAAATATCACGCGAATGAAACTACTATTCAAAACAATGATTCTTTAGAGGAACAAATTGATATTAAGAAGCAAGAATTAGCAGGTCTTAGTAAAGACCTAAGAGAGATAGCATCTAGATTATTAGAAATGAATGGACAAATAGTTCAAACACAATCTTATATTACATCAGTTACGGATAAGATGACTGAAGCAAAGGGGTTAGAAGAACAATTCCAAATTTATGAATATTACTTAGATGCAGTTAAACGAGATGGGGTATCATATGAATTAATTGCAAAGGCTCTACCTGTGATAGAAGGTGAGGTTAACAACATCTTACAACAAATTGTAGAGTTTGGTATCGTCTTTGATATGAGTGGCAAAAATGTGAACGCTAGGATTGTTTATGAGGATCAGCATTGGCCATTGGAAATGTGTAGTGGTATGGAGAAGTTTGTTAGTGGGTTAGCAATTAGAGTTGCACTTATTAATGTATGTAATTTACCTCGTCCAAATTTTTTAGTAGTAGATGAAGGATTTGGCACATTAGATTCTGATAACTTGCAATCTATCTTTATGATGTTTGATTATTTGAAAACACAATTTGATTTCATTAATATTATTTCTCACTTAGATGCAATGCGAGATATCGTTGATACATTAGTTGAAATTAAAAAAGTAGATGGTTTCTCTCAAATACAATATAAATGATAAAATATTACCTATACGATAATATAGAATTAGCAGAGATGTTTGCATTTAAGTATAATTATGCAGGTAATTTGCATATTGATATTGGTGATATAGCATCTGTTTTGGAACAAACGAATTCAATTGAACTATCGGATATTATTCTTATTTATAGAAATAGCATTGAATTTATTGAATATGATTTCTTAGAAAAAAATAAAAATAAAAAAATAATAATAGTAGGTGTTTTAGAAAGATTAGAATTAAGAAATTCTTTTTATAAAAATTTAATAGATTTAAACATAAATTTTAAAATAGTAGATGCAAATCCATTTTTTAAAGAATGGTTACAGACACTATACAATTACAATTATCCATATAAGGTGTATTCTCCAAATTTCTATTTAAACACTTTTAATTTTTCCGAATTTAATAAACATAAATTTACAAACACAAATATAGATAGACAATATAGAATTGTAAGTTTAAATAATAAACAAAAAGAATTAAGAGATATAATAACATTTTTATTTGTTAATAATATTAATATTACGGATGATATATTTTATCAATATGTAGGATCTAACAAAGGATTTTCAGAAATAAATTTAGAAATATTTAATAGAGTATTTTTTGAATCTCTAGATAGAAATAAAATAATAACTAACGAAACCGATTTTACAAAGTATATTTTGAACAATGATTTTTTTAAAATAGCAAATAAGAATGGTAAGTTTTTTTGGGATAATTGTATAGAAAAGTTATCGGATGGTTACCTAAATATTTTATTAGAAACAAATGCGCAGTTTGAAGCAACAGAAGTAAACAAAAATTATAGTACGGCTGTATCTGAAAAATTCCTATATTCAGTATTAGCAAATACACTTCCTATTTTTATTTTAAATTCAAATATGGATAATTTTTATAATTTCTTTGGTTTAGTAAATAATAATCAAATTAAATATAATACAAACAAAGAATTATTAGAATCATTTACTTGTAAAATACAAGAAATAAATACATTATCTTTAAATGATTGTAAAGAATTACATAATTCTAATATAAAATCTATAACCTATAATTCACAAACTGCAATATCTTTAATTTCAGACTTAGAAAAAATACATTACGATTATAATTATATTTTTAATAATTGGTAATATGATAATTGGAAATGGTAATATCGCAAAATCATTGATATCAAAAGATAAAGAAAATATAACATTTTTTGCAGCGGGAGTTAGTGATAGTGGGTGTTCTGATACAAACGAATTTGAAAGAGAATTAAATTTGTTAAAACAACAAGATTATAATAAACATTTAGTTTATTTTTCTAATCTTAAAATTTATTATTCAAATGATACATATACTCAGCACAAAAAACGCATGGAAGAATATGTAAAATCAACGTTTAAATCATATACAATAATAAGAATAGAAGTCTGTGATTGGGTTAAAAATCCAACAACTATTTTAAATGTTTTTAGAAAAAAAATAAAAAATAAAGAACCAATTGAAATTCAAAATACCATAAGATATATTTTAAGTTTAGATGAATTTTTATTTTGGATAGATAGAATACCTGTGGGGATATGTAATGAGATGAACATATTGGGTAAACGTATGAATATACAGGAAATTGTAGATAATATAAAAAGAGAATATTTATAATAAATACACTCTATTAAATGGCAGTTGATATAAAAGTTGCACCAGAAGAAAAATTAGAATTAGTTCAAACATTGATTGTAGACACTAATACTAATTCAGAATATTTCAATATAAGCGAATTACCAGATTCTTTCTCTGGTGGTAAAAATGCATTCCTAATAGCGGGTTCAGATTTATTAGAACCCAATACCGAAATTAAAATACAAATTAGAGACGCGGATGGTAATATTGTTTACCATGAATTTTCGGATGGATATCCCAATGAATATTATGAGGGAAACTCTAAAGTAGTTGCAGTATATATCTACCCAACTACAACTGCATTTGGGCCAGCTACGATTACCGTAATAGGTGAACTAAATACTAAAAATGTAAATGTCCCAATTGATTGGCAAAATAAGTATAACGTAAAGTGGACAGGTAGAGTTAATATCAATCCGGCTTTATCAAATACTACAAGAGTACGATTTAAAAAAAGACCAGTAGTTTCTATTGTAGAATTATTACAACCACTATATTCTATTGTAAGTGGCAGTAAAGTTGCATCAATTGTAACTCAATCATTTGCAAATATAACGGTTAATCAATTAGATACATTTGCCGGAGATGTCGCAAGAGTAAAAGTATTTAGAACATCTAATGGTGATATATCTGATTATGAATTAATACAAGATATATCAATAGAATCAAAAAATCTTTTAACTACATACGCACTAAGTGGTAGTGTAGTCGGCAATGCAGGTATATTTGTACCCGATAGTTTAGCAAAAGTTTGGAATACAGGCTCATTAAATGCAAACTTAAATTCAACTTGGATTGATTCCGGACTACAATTAACGGGTAGTGGTAAACTTATATATACTTCATCTTTGAATTTATTAAGTTCAAATACATATGAAATACAATTAGATACATTCTACACCGGATCCTCATCAACAACATTAGTAGCGTATGTAAGTGGTACACAAAACGGAGAAGTTTCAATTGCTTCATTTAGTGGTTCAATACCAACAAAAAACTTTGGTACAACTACAACTGCATTTAAAATACCAAACGATGAACCAACGGCAAGTTTATATTTATCACAATCAAGTGGAAATAATCAATGGCATGTTGGTAACATATCATTAAATCTTTCACAAGATACTGCATTTTCACCAAACGAAGTTAATTTTATTACATCAATGCCAACCGTATTGGGTAACGAAACATTTAACTTTAAGTTTGAATTTTACGATATAAATAATAATTATGTACCAGTTGCAGTTACGGCAAGTGCATTATTTACCGGTGGAAATAACAATGCAGGGGGAACTTTATTATTAATTAGTAGTTCAACATCGGCATCTAACGCGGCACTATTAGAACTATCACAATCAATTAGTGGTACTATATCATTTACATCACAGAGTGTAAGTAGTAGTATTTCAATAACAAGTGCTTCTTTACAAAGTTCATCGTTATATATAAGTGCAAGTTTAAGTAGTAGTATTTCAAAATCAGCTAGTGACACTAGTGCATCTGCTGCTAATTTTATTATATTAGTTAGTGGTTCATTAAGTAGTTCTATTAATATAGTAAGTGGCAGTGTATATGTATTAAGTTCATCTGTAAGTACTTCTATTGGAAATTTAAGCTCATCCTTATTAAATTATAGTTCATCACAATCATCACAATCTTTATATCAAGTTTATTCTGCTTCAGCATTTTTAGATAAGTTTATTTACACAGATGAAAATGGAAAATTAAATACACCACCTACGGCAAGTGGAAACGGATTATATTTGGGTTCAACGTATTTAGGATATTACTCACAATCAGTATGGCGAACTTATATGGATGACCAGGGTGATTTTGCTTTAGCAGGTGCAAATCCTAACGCCGGATTTTTAGCATGGAGTTCCAAATTACAAAGATTACAAGTTCAAGGTGATATTAATATTCAAGGTGGCAATGCAGCAACAACAAGTAGTGTAACAACGGCAGTGAACAATGGTACTGCATCATTAAGTTCATCATTAGCTCCAAACATATTTACATCTACAACTGGTTTAATAAATAGACCACCAACGGTTTTAGTTGGATCGGCGGAAGGTTTATACTTAGGTTCTACAAATTTAGGATATTATAGTGGTAGTGATTGGAAAACCTATATGGCCAATAATGGTAACTTTTATTTAAGTGGGCCTGGAAGTAATGCATTGACATGGGCAAGTGGAGTGTTAACTATAAATGGTATAATAAACATAACGGGTGGCAATGCAGCAACATCGGCAAGTGCATATACGGTTGCCACTAATTCAGCAAATACCGCATATACAAATGCATCTGCATCTGCGTTTTTGAATGCCAATACTGCATATGCAAATGCCAAAGCAATAGCAGATAATATTGCAAATGGAAGTTATAGTGGTGGTACATTGATAAGTGGACAAAGTGTAATATCACCAATAATAGCAGGTGCGGATGGATACTTCTCAAATACAATAAAAGTAGGTACTGCAAGTGGCTTAACAATAAGTGGGGCGGGAAAAGCTATATATTCAGGAGCAGGAAATTGGTATAATGCAGATACTGGATTCTATATAAATGATGGTGGTTATTTTTCATTAAGTAACAAATTAAATTTTAATGCAGCAAATAATACCCTAACCGTAAATGGAA